GCGGGGGATTGGTTTGGTAAGTAATGCTTGGCGGCGTTCGCCGAAAAATATAGCGAAGGCGACACTGGAGCGTAAGTTTATCAGTCAGCCTATCGTTGAAACCGGTGGCGGGTTGGCGTATTCAGCGTCCACCGCAGAGGTTATTTTACGTGGCTCTGATAAGGACTACTTGTATGATGACTCTGAATGGAGCTTACGGACGTATTTAGCGGGTCTAGTAAATCAGCGTTACCTGGGTTCGGTGGCTGTCCATAAATCAATGTCTGCTGGAGGTCGCCTTAGTTGGGTGTATAAAAAGAAACGCGCATTATGTGACGAAAGGTATTTGACGCCTCGTCCACGATTACGTCCAGGGTTGACGGTAAAGCGTCGAGATGGCGAAGGCAATACTTATCGTATATACCTAACTTCAGACCTGACCCCGATGGCTCACCAATTACACAAGGAGAACCGTGCGAATATACAGTAAGGCTACCGTATACGAAGCCGCAATTAAGCGGATTGAGTGGCTGTTTGATGAGTTCCCCAATGTGGTGGTCTCTGTCAGTGGTGGTAAGGATTCCACGGTTATCTTTTACCTTACCCTGGAAGTAGCGCGGCGCAGGAACCGGCTCCCGCTCAATGTATTGTTCGTTGACCAAGAAGGCGAGTGGGAATCTACTATCGATAACGTTCGGGAAATCATGTATCGCCCTGATGTTAAGCCTTATTGGTTACAGGTGCCGCTAAAGTTATTCAACGCCGCCGCTCATAACGAGCATTGGCTGACAAGTTGGGATGAGAACTGCAAGGAAGATTGGGTACACCCACAAGACCCAATCAGCTATAAGGATAATGTGTATGGGAAATCTCGATTCTCTGATATCTTCGATGCGGCGATAGCCTACCATTTTCGGGATACGCCGACAGCTAATATCGGTGGTGTGAGGGCTGATGAGAACCCGACGCGGTTAGTTGGCTTAACATTCCAGCCGACCTATAAATGGGCTACCTGGGGCAAGAAACTTAACCCGAATATGGGCCATTACACGTTCTATCCTATCTATGATTGGGCAATGTCTGACGTTTGGCATTACATAGTTTCAAATGACCTACCATACAACCGGCTTTACGATATGCAATATCGCTATGGTGTGCATTTGAGGAGTATGCGGGTGAGCAACCTATTTCATGAAATAGCTGTCTATCAACTCTTTTATCTTCAGGAATTTGAAGGTGCTACTTATGCAAAATTAGCCAAACGACTCAAGGGGGTTGATGCGGCAGGGAAGGCAGGCGCGGCAGATTATTTCGTTGTCGATGAGTTGCCGTTCATGTTTGAATCATGGCGTGAATATCGAGATTACCTGTTGGAGCATCTGATAGATAAACCTGAATGGCGTCAGCGCATGGCGCGGCGTTTTGTGAAGAACGATGAGGATTTAGGTGAAATACTAGGTGCAACCAAATATAAGCGTCAGATTCAGTCGATTCTGACCCATGATTGGGAAGGTATCAAGATAGCTAATTTCCGTAGTAGCGGTCAGGCGCGAAAGGCCGCCGATATCATTAAGGAGCAACGCGCAAAAGCTAATGTTTAATGACCCTGTAGCAAATGTCCAATGGGTGCCTCTGGATAAGGTTACCGCCAACGATTACAACCCTAATATCGTCGCACCCAATGAGCTTCGCCTCTTATATCACTCAATACTGATGGACGGATACACCCAGCCAGTAGTTACATTCCACGATTCAGAGGCCGACGTTTACACTATCGTTGATGGGTTCCACCGGTATCTGGTGATGAGGAATCACGCAGATATCAGAGAACGCACAGAAGGCCTATTGCCGGTGGTGGTTATTGATAAGAACGTCAACGAGCGGATGGCCTCAACGGTGCGCCACAATCGCGCCCGTGGGAAGCATCAAGTCAACGGGATGGCTGGTATCGTGTTTGCTATGCTGGACAATGGCATGAATGATGAATCCATCTGTGGGGAGCTAGGATTAGAGGCCGAAGAACTGATACGGCTCAAATATGTTACGGGGTTTGCTAAACTATTTGAGGATGTAGAATACAAGCAATCATGGGAGACCCGCAGGCAAATCAGACTACGGCGGGATTATGTAGAAGATGCCAGAGAGTAAATTGTCACCCAGGCGAATCAGCGCAGTTGAGAAGCAACGTAGGGCTGTTGAGTTGCGGATGGCTGGGCATACTTGGCAGACGATTGCAGACACGTTGGGATATAAGAACCATAGTAGTGCGATATGTGCCGTAGAATCGGCTCTCAAGCGCACTCTAGAGCCAGCGGCAGATAGCTTCCGCGCACTAACACTAGAACGACTAACAAAAGTTATCCAGACGTTCTGGCCAATGATGTTGCAGGGAGATTACTCAGCGGCGCGTACAGTTATGCAGGCGTCCGGTGATATCCGTAAGTTGCTTGGGCTGGATTCTCCGGTGCAAGTTGAACATGGTGGGAACGGCATCCCAATCCAGCATGAGGTGGTGAATATAGAAATTGGTGACGTTACCGAAGCCCTCAAAGTCCTGGCAGATGTTGGGGCAGTCAGGGTGGGAACCAATGGACACTCAACTAACGGTTCCGTGGACGCCCTATATCCCGCACAAACCGACCCCTAAACAATTAGCATTTCTTATGTTGGATGTTCGGGAAGCTCTCTACGGGGGTGCCGCTGGGGGTGGGAAATCTGACGCCCTATTGATGGCCGCTCTCCAATATGTGGATGTGCCTGGTTATTCAGCGTTGTTATTGAGGAAGACATTCGCTGACTTGTCGTTGCCAGGTGCGTTGATGACCCGCGCTAACGAATGGCTACGTCCTACAGGTACGCGATTTGCCGCCAATCAGCATCGCTGGGTCTTCCCGTCTGGGGCCAATCTGACGTTTGGATATCTTGATTCAGTAGGTGCCGAATATCGCTACCAATCGTCAGAGTTTCAATTCATAGGTTTCGATGAGCTTACCCAATTTAGGGAAGTTCAATATCGTTACCTGTTCAGTCGGTTGCGGCGATTAGAGGGTTCAGATATCCCATTGCGTATGCGTTCAGCGTCCAATCCTGGGGGCGTCGGGCATGAATGGGTAAGGTCTCGATTCGTAGATAAGACAGAGGACGATGGAGACCGAATCTTTGTACCCGCCACCCTATCAGACAACCCTTATTTGGACGCTGAGGGCTACGTACAGAGCTTAGAACAGTTAGACCCCGTTACGAGACAGCAACTGTTAAACGGGGACTGGACAGCGCGTCAGGATGGTAGCTTATTTAAGCGGGAATGGTTGCCCATCGTTGGGGAATTGCCGGTTGCTATAAATCGCTCAGTTAGGTTCTGGGATTTAGCGGCTACAGCGGCAAAGCCTGGAACCGACCCCGATTTTACGGCGGGTATTCGGGTAGACAAAGGGGCCGATGGCCTATACTACGTGGTGGACGTTCAGCGGATGCAGGGAACTCCCGCAGATGTAGAGGCGCGAGTACGGCAGACCGCAATGATGGATGGCCCGTCAACGCTGGTGGTAATCGAGCAAGAACCAGGGGCAAGCGGGGTTAATACTATTCATAATTACGTCACACGGATATTGCCAGAATTTACGGTACGTGGACAGCGGGCAAGTGGCTCGAAGGTTGAGCGGGCTGGCCCTGTGAGTAGTCAAGCGGAAGTGGGAAATGTGCGGCTGTTACGTGGTGGTTGGGTGCCGGTATTCCTCGATGAGATAGAGGCGTTTCCCTTGGGTGGCCACGATGACCAAGTAGACGCACTTTCGGGCGCATTTATGCGTTTACGTGGTGGTGGAGAACACGACCCGAAAATACACCAGCTAATCGGGGCTAGACGCAGGACATTAGCTGAGAACCCATTGGGGTTGGATGAGAACGACCCGAAATATTGGGATACGGACAGGTAGTCATATTTTTTTAATGACTTGGGGGTGTGTATACGATGGTTTTAATGAGTAGCAATGGGGTCAATCCTGTGGCTGAATCACTCATGCGCTGGATACAGCAACAGAGCGATGACCGAAGGCAAGATTACGAGGTTGCCAGGAATTATTACAACGGTGAGCATGACGTTGCACTTACAGACCGTTTGAAGAAGTTTCTGCCCCCACGTTTGCAGTTCCGTGATAACTTCATGAATGTTGTGGTGGATACATTAGCGGAGCGGCTGAAGGTACTAGGCTTCGAGATTGAGAACGAGGTTGCGGGGGAATGGGTCTGGGATTTGTGGAACTCCAACCGGATGGATTACACACAGGGGGTTATCCATACTGAGACAGTCATGTTAGGTGATAGCTACATACTTTGTGATTGGGATGAAGTACGTGAGCGGCCTCGATGGACGCATCAAATGGCAGAGATGATAATACCCCATTACGATGAGGCTCGACGCGAGATTGATTGGGTATCCAAGAAATGGCTTCAGCATCCCAACCTAGGTGACGAACCAGAGACCCGTTTGAATATCTATTTCGGAGACCGTGTAGAAAAGTACGTTGCGCGGGGTGGCGTGTGGGCCAAGTACCAAGACGAGACTGATGAATCCTGGCCGGTGCCTTGGTTGGATAAATCAGGTCAACCGCTGGGCGTTCCCTTTATACACTTTCGTAATCGGCCTATGGGGTCTGATTTTGGTCAGTCGGAAATACTCAACGTGATACCGATGCAAGACTTACTCAATAAGACCTTGATTGACCTCACCATGATATTGGATACGCTGGCGTTCCCACAGAGGTACACGGTAAATATCAATCACGGGTCAAG